CGGAGGCACAGGTAAAATTTGACAAATGAACCAGTCAGGGCGTGACCACAATGGACTGAATCCCATAAAATGTACGTCGTCATCACTGATACGCTTGAAATTCTTCAAAACAATTTCAGGAGTGAGTCGAATTGACACTTTTTTGGAAGAATCAGGAACTCCAGAATCAATATTTTCCCATATGGCATAAATTGATGCCATCTCTTCCAATTTGATCTTATCTGGTTGTTTACATCCACAACCATCGTCGGTCGATTCACCACAGCGCTTGATTTTGCAAGCTATTTTTGAGATATAATCCCATTTTTCGGAAGGTGTCATTTTCAATACATGTGAATGTTGATTTTTATTTATTAATAATTTACTGCATTTATAACAGGTACAACGCAAAATTTTCATGATTTCTCTTAAATGTTGAATGAAAAACACGGGTCTTGCCAATTCGATATGACCAAAATATCCAGGTGTATCAATATATGTATATCCATCAGTTGGACAAATTGTACCTTGTTCTAAAACCCCCATGCGTGGGTCAAACAGTCCACCAATCACAGGCTTATTATTTATATATGTGTCACGAGAAGTAACTTCTACAACTGAATTCCTTTTAATTTCTTCAGGTGACAAAATACTAAATTGAATGCCAATGATTTTGGATGGCTTTTTATATTCGACCATCTTTGATTTTGACGATGACATTGTTGTATATTATACTATATTATTTATATTATATTTATGATTCAATTTTTATGATTCTACAAAAATTGAAATCTATTAATTGTGTTTGATTTTAACTTATAATTTAAGAGATACATATATAATCATGCCTGCAATTCGTTCTTCTGAATCCAAGACCAAATCTGCTGATAAAAATATCAAAAGAAAGATGAAGTATGAAACCGAATCAGACAGTTCATCAGATTCAGATTTCGAACCGGATTCTGATGAGGATAGCACTTCAGATGATGAATCAACCGATGATGAAGATGAAGATGATTTTGAGACTATTTCAGATTCAGATTCAGAGCGTAGCGAAGATGATGAGGATGACAAGGAAGAACTTAACAATGCTTTTATTGAAGAAGATGACGATGATGACGAAACGGAAGAAATCAATCAAAAAACTATCAGAAAAACCATTGCTAAAATTTTCCCTTCTCAATACATGAAAAACAAAGTAAAGGAAGATGAAAAAGAAGATAAAAAAGAAGAAAAGGAAACTAAGAAAAAACATAAGTCAGAAAAGTCCGAGAATAAATCCTCGAAAGAATCCTCGAAAGAATCCTCGAAAGAATCTCACAAATCCAAATCTAAATACCAAAAGAAGAAGGAACATAAGAAGGAATTAAAGAAATTAGACAAGGAGTATCGTGACCATTTCGAAGACGAAGACGAAGATATACAAGAAGACAAACGAAAAAAACTAGGAAAAAATATCAACATTATCTTTGGTTTTGGTGGTGGTGATGATGATGACTATGATGATGAAGAAAGGTTTGTTGAAGACGAAAACGAAGAATGTGACAGCGATGATGAGAAAACATTCATGAAAGAAACCTATGAAACAGTAGATACACCAAAAGACAAAGATGATAAAAAAAACAAAAAATCGAAGCGAACATTGAATACATCATTGTCGAGCGACCAATCTAAAAAATCGGTTGATACACAAGAGGAAAAATTACTAGCATCGAAGCGATTTGAAAACGAATATAGAGACTTGGTTGATATGAAAAAGTATCTGGCTGGACGCCTCAAAGCAAATCCCACAAGTAAAATGATTATCAAATCTATTCGTGACTGTAAAGATTCGATAAAGAAGCTGGTCAAGAAGGCTCGATGTAAAAATACCAAGGAATATCACAAAATGATTACTGGTACAGACCGCAAATTCACTAGTGAAATCGATTATTTTAAGAAAAAACTTTCTAACACAGAACAACTCAAGATTATGGGAGATTTGAAAGAAATCAACGATTTTGTTCAAATTGATAAACCATATCGTCTGTCACTTCTTGAGTCTAAGATTCCAATGAATTACAAATCTACTATTTTGCAAAAATTAAATATTTTGCGCACCATGGAACCAGGTGACCCTGAATATTACAAAATGAAAAATTGGATTGATACATTCATGCGTATTCCTATTGGTGTATATCGTTCACTCGATGTTAAGATGTCGGATGGTCCAGAGATATGTCAAAATTTTATGGAAAAGTCTATAAAAACTTTGGATGAATGCGTTTACGGGATGACAGATGCAAAGATGCAAATCCTACAGATGGTTGGGCAGTGGATTTCGAATCCAAATGCGATGGGTACTGCCATTGCTATTAAGGGCCCGATGGGCACAGGTAAATGTTTGGGATTAAATACACCGATTCTTATGTATGACGGTTCTATTAAAATGGTTCAAGATATTATTGTTGGTGATATTATTATGGGTGATGATTCTGGACCAAGAAATATTCTAGGACTAGGAAGAGGTCAAGATGAAATGTACGAGATTATTTCACCAAGAGGTGAAAAATATATTGTAAATTCAGAACATATTTTATCATTAAAACCTTCTGGTTTAAATCGTATTCGTCAAATTCGTAATGTAAACAATACAATTAAATACAAAGTTATTGTTTTTAATACAACTACCTATAAAACTAGCTACAAGACTTTTTACGATATTGAATCAGCAGAAAAATATTTGGTTGAAAATACAAGCGAAAATCAAACAGTAGACATCACAGTAAAGGACTATTTATCATTGACTGATAATAGTATAAAATCAGCACTTAAAGGATATCATGTAGGAATTGAATTTGAACCGAAACAAGTATTGTTTGACCCGTATATTATTGGTGCTTGGTTGGGTGATGGTTGTTCATCAAAATCACAAATTACTTCACAAGATAGTAAAATTTTACACTATCTTAGAACTGAACTTAAAAAAGATAATTTAAATTTGAGTTACATTAGTAAATATGATTATGGTATTGTAGGGGATTTACATAAAAAAACTGGTAAGGCGTCTTGTGAAAATTTATTCATTTTAACATTACGACATTATAATTTATATAATAATAAACATATTCCTGATGATTATAAAATTAATGACCGTCAAACACGATTGAAACTGCTTGCTGGTCTATTAGATACAGATGGATATTATGATAAGAGAAGTAATATGTTTGAAATAACACAAAAAAACAAAGTATTATCCGATGACATTTTGTATATTGCGAGGTCATTAGGTTTCGGCGCTTCACAAACAAAGGTAAATAAATTTTGCATGTACAAGGGTGAAAGAAGAGAAGGCGAATATTATAGAATGAATATTTATGGTAATGGATTGGATGAAATACCAACATTATGTGACCGTAAACGAGCATACAACAGAATTCGTAATAAAAACCCGTTGGTGTATGGTATTCGTGTAAGTCCAGTAGGAAGAGGTGATTATTATGGGTTCGAAATTGATGGAAATAGAAGATTTGTTATGGGTGATTTCACAGTTACACATAATACTTCAATTGTTAAGGAGGGCATTAGCAAGATTCTAGGCAGAGAATTCGCGTTCATTGCATTAGGCGGTGCAGGTGATGCCAGCTTTTTAGAAGGTCATTCTTATACTTACGAAGGAAGCAGTTGGGGGAAAATTCTACAAATTCTCATCGACAGCAAATGTATGAATCCAGTGATTTATTTTGATGAATTAGATAAACTGAGTGATACTCCACGCGGATCGGAAATCACAGGTATTTTGACTCATTTGACAGATACCTCTCAAAATTCAGAATTTCACGACAAATACTTTTCAGAAATGGGTTTCGACCTGAGTAAATGTCTCTTTATCTTCAGTTATAATGATGAGAGCAAAGTAAACCCTATTTTGCGTGATCGTATGTATCGTATTCAAACCAAGGGCTACAATACCAAAGAAAAAATCGTTATTACCAAGAATTACATGCTTCCGAAGATTCGCGAACAGGTTAATTTCTCGGAAGAAGACATTCTCATTCCCGATGAAACCATAGAATATATCATTACCAAGTTCACGAAGGGTGAAGAAGGAGTTCGTAATTTGAAGAGATGTTTGGAAATCATTTACACCAAATTGAATCTCTTCCGATTGGTGAAATCTGATTCCGAATTATTGACGAAGGAAATCAACATCAAGGTTGAATTCCCCTTCAAAGTTACCAAAAAGGATGTTGATATTTTAGTCAAGGACGATGAAGCCATGAATCAGAGCTTCATGGCAATGTATGTATAAATAATGTAAATGACTTAAAAAATACCCGATAATATAAATAGATGAATAACGAGGAAGAAATTGAAATTATGATACGGATTAAAAAAATTTGCCAAAATATACCTGATAATGTACAGTCACAAGAATATAATGAAATTTTATTTAAAATAAAAAATTTTTTATTGAAACATTGCAAACATGAAATTATCAATGATTCGATTGATATTGATCCAGAAAAAAGTATGGATATTTGTTATTGTGTTAAGTGTGAAACAACATATGGTAATCCTACATTTTATTGTAAACCTTAACCTCTATTCTGGACCTTAGCCCAGAATAAGGCATGTCTCTGTCTTGGTTGGATGCCTCAACAGCCCTTCGGGCTGTAAGGTTGAGCCCCTTTGGGGCTCTGACCCCACTTCTCTGCGTGCATTACGGTATCCCAACCCAGAATAGAGATTAATATAATTATTGGAAATCACCACCTTCTGCGTTTCCACCACGACTTTGAAGTAATTTCATTTGATTGTCGTTCAAACATAACCCTCCTTTAGAATTTGACAAACCAGAAGATTTACTGTTACATTCAAAACTACCTGGTGTACCGCTAAACATGTCATATGTTGGTTCTTTTCCGTAGGTAGCACTCTGTAGGTCTCTATTATTTGGTATATTTGGCAATTGATTCATATTAGAGTTTTTGGTTACTAACGCAGATGCATTACTTTCGATGTTTTGTAATCCTTCATACCCGCGCATATGTGTTAAACGATTCATTTTACAAGAATTCATCATCGCCAAAGTAACTATTACTAATAAAAAAATAGCTAAAAGTAAATAATTAGTTTTGAATTTCATTATATACATATTATTAACATTAAAAATATGTATAATTATTACACCGACCAAAAAGAAAAATGGGTCAGAGGCACCGCAGGTGCCTCAACCTTGAACGCCTACGGCGTTCTTAGGACAAGATTCTTCCTAGTGATGTAAATGCACCCCGAAGGGCTTGTTTCACATTTGACAGCTGATACGCGTCGCGTATCAGCGGTTGGAAACTTTTATTTTACAAGTATGTTTCACCGACTCTTGGAATCTTTGGAATTGAAATCCTACCAACAGCCGTTTATAGAAATGAATATTTGAGTCACAATCTAATATGAAATATACAGGGTCAGAGGCACCTACGGTGCCTCTACCTTGAACGCCTATGGCGTTCTTAGGAACATCCTAAAAGATGTTATTTTCCTTCGGAAAATAACTTTGAAACCACTAAGATATTTACCTCCAATGCTGGAAAGGACATAGTAAATAACATAGGTTCTTCTCCGTTATGATATATTAGTATTTATTCTTTATGTGGTTCCTATAAAGTATTTATTTGTCCCATTTTTCTTTTTGGTCGGTGTAATTCAAATCATTTTCATACAACATTTTTATTACTTTGTTGTATTCGTTAATTATTTCTTGATATTCTTTACGAGTACAATTTTCAATGAACGCTAATTGATGTTCTGACAATATTCTCATGTTACGAATGGAATCGATAATGCTGTTATAAAAGTTAAAATTAAACGCACCAACCTTAATACCTGTTTTATTTATGTAATAATCAGGAATGATTCGTACTGTGACATCAAAGACATCATGATCAAATATACATACCGTATGTAAATCATTCATTTCATTCTGTTCCGCGTGTATTCCTATATGATTATTAGAAATATCGTTTGGGACCAGGAATGAACTTAAATTGCTTGAACCGTTAGTGCAGAAAAAGTCGTAAGAATTTTCTGAAATTTCGTCCGTGTGTTCTTTCTGAAAAATAATGCGATTTGGATGTTCATATTCTAGAGCGTTTGATTGCTTATTACCAACAGGTTGGAGAGGACTCCATTCGTGTTCTCGTTCTGATTCTTTTTCTTTTTCTTTTTCTTCTTCTTTAATAATTGACAAATTATTTTTATAAATTTTTTCTGTTATATACTTCATAAACGAATTTTCATAACTTTTTATAATAGTTTTTCTTTCTTCCATGATACATGATAATAACATTATTTCTAAACACTATACACATAAATTAATAGTAGTTTAATAAAATTGTTACTATATTACAGTTGTAAAATAATAAATATTCTGATTTTAATAACCACTACTTTTAATAATAGTTGAAGATGCACCGAATTTTACGGATAAATCTTGTGGTGAATCGAGTTTTGTAGAAATTTTTGGCACGATTTTTGGGTCATATTCTGGAATAAACTTCTTTAAGAAAGTGGAATTATTTACCAGAGAATTGTAAATAGAATTGTATAAATTCTTCAAGGGTGCAATCATTTTTTGCATTGACGGTTTAATATAACTAACATTGATTTGATAATTGATAATATTGAGTACATTCAATAATTTATTTAAATAATCTTTCATAGCGACCGAATATGTGGCGTAAATCTTATCAACAGCTTCTATATTTTTCTGTTGAATATTATTTATTTGTCCTAATGTATTACTTAATAATGTCACACTATTATTCATGGACAAATAAGAATGTTGATAATCAATTATTTTTTTGGTGCTCTGTGCCTTTAATTTGGTATCTAATTTTTCTACAGACTCGTTTAAATCTTGCATAAGTGAATCGCGGTTATCCAATTTGTTATTTACT